GGCAGCAGTAGAACTACCCAATGCCTCAGTGATCACATCAAAATATCCTACGCCAACTTCTCTTTGATGCTTTGCGCTTGTGTATCCAAACTGCTCGGCGGCGAACTCCTCCTCCTGTAACCAAGAATATGCCAGCATGCCATGCTTCTTGTACGAACGGGCAAACTGAAACACTGCGTTATTTGTAGCATGGAAACCAGCGAGAGTAATAAACTGAAACTTGAATCCCATCTTGCCCAACTCCCACTGGAAGTCAGCAAGTTCTTGATCTCCTGGGATACTCTTGCGCCAGTTAAACGAAGGCGAACAGTTGTACGCCAGCATAGCATCAGGGACAGCACCCTTCACCGCATCAGCAAACTGCTTCGCTTCCTTCAGGCAAGGTTTTGAGGTTTCGCACCAAACTAGATCAGCATACTCTGCGTATCGTTGACCACGCTCGCAACCGAACTCTAGTCCCCGTCCTTCTTGGATGGAGTAGAATCCTTCTGGTGAACGATCTCCGGTGAGGAATTTACGGTCAAGATCGTCGACATCGGTCGCAAGGAACTTGGCAGATTCTGCGTCCGTTCTAGCAATAACAACAGTGTCGGTCCCAGCAACATCACTAGCAAGACGAGCAGCATTAAGATTCCGGATAGCTTGTGAAGTCGGTATGAGAACCTTTCCTCCGAGGTGTCCGCACTTTTTTTCTGAGGAGACTTGGTCTTCAAAGTGGACGGCTGCTGCGCCTGCCTCAATAAGATTTCGTGCCAGTTCGTAAGCATTTAAAACTCCTCCGAATCCTGCTTCCGCATCCGCGATGATAGGAGCGAACGGAAACCCTTCGCCACCTTCCGATACAGATATCTGATCCTGTCGCCTAAAACTATTATTGATATTCCTAACAACGTCAGGAACAGAGTTAACAGGGTATAGACTCTGGTCAGGATAAGTTTCCAGCGCACTATTAGACGACGCTGCGACTTGCCATCCCGATAAGTATATTGCATGGATACCAGCCTTGACATGTTGTACTGCCTGTTGACCGTTGTATGCTCCGAACGTATTTATATATGGGTGCGTAGCGAACAACTTACGAAGGTTGTTCGCACCCATCTTTGCCAGTGTGTGCTCTACTTGCACTGACCCTTTTAGTTTGTCCACTACTTCTGGGTCGTAGTCACGCTTCTTCATTACTATTCCTTATTGATAATTTGTCTAAACTAATCTTATCTTTCGCCGACATAATATATGCCGAGATTGCCAAAATCAAAATACCACCACTCTCAAAAATTATATCCAAGGGTTCGTTGCCCTTGGTTTGTAGTATGATCATACGAGTCAATGCTGTCATCGCAATAATCAACGGGAGTGTAACTGGTATCCTATGATCTTTGTAGAAAGCACCAACCATACCCAATATCTCTGCGTAGATAAACAGGAGGAAAAGATCGGCGAGCGCCATCTTACCCTGTCCTGCAAACATAGCGACGATATCGTATCCAGCTGCCCAGACCGTGCCTGCTACAATGAAAAGGAGAAGTGCCTTCTCAATATGCATGATGCCTTCGCCGACACCATGTTTGATTTTGTTTTTGCTAATCATATTAATACTTTGTCTTGCCAGTCGCTGTTCGAGAAGGGGCACGAGACTCATTTCCAATGGTCGTTGGCTTACCTTCACTGTCACTTTCTTTTACGAAAATACCATCAACCATTTTACCTTTGCGGTCTTTAATATCATTCCATGCATGTAACAAGCACTCTTCCAAATTAGTGCCGTTACGTTCCGCAATATTTATAAGCACAACCATGCAGTCTCCAATATCATCTTTGATATCTTTACCCTTACATACGTTGTCGCTCAACTCACCAACTTCTTGAATCAGTTTACATACCTGATCTTTGTCAGTAGCACCATTGATCAAGTTACGATCGTGATGCCAGCGTGTTACTAAATGAATTAACTCTTTCATAATGTTTCCTCGTACCATTCAAAATCTACGAATGTTTTATCTTTCCATGTTTCCGGATGCTCGTTACGATAGTAAGAGATCTCTTTTAATAATTTGTCAAACTTCATGTAAGAAGGGGGATGACAAATAACGTCCTTATGGTATTCAGTTATTTCTACATCTTGTATTACAATTTCCCTTCCTGGTCTCATTGCACCTGCTATAATACCGTCAAAGTGTTTTCTCTCTAGAAAAGTTTGTAACCTTTCAACGAACACCCTTGACCCTCCATGCATGTTACGAAAGTCTTCATCATACCCACGCGTCTTCAAGAAAGTTTCTTTGCGAATCCCATACGTGTTGTATTCGACTGGATCTATGTAGTCCATATAGTTCTTGCCAACATAAAGCCAAGCAACACTATCGCAAGGATATGGTCTTGCCCAAACGCCAAGGAACTGATCCTCTGTCAACTCAGGAATATGTTTGTAAACTGCTTTGACGCTCTCCTCACTGATTTCCATATCAACATCCATGAGAAACACCCAATCATGCGTTGCTTGTTGTACACCAAGATTACGGCACCCATGACCATTGAATCCATAGTTTATAGGCACACGAAGTATCCTGATGTTCATATCGTCATCCGCCCACCTCTCCACAACTTCTTTGGCAAGTTCTTTTGTGGATCCATCATCGACTATGATAACTTCGTCCCAGAGTTTTGTACTCCCCATAGTCAATAATCTAGAGAGTTGTTCCTCGTCCTCAAAGTATGGGACTACAAGACTAACCTTCGTATGCATTTGCATATGCCCATTTAATTGCTGAGTTCGCCTCAAGTTCTAGTGGTCGATTCTTGTACCAGTTGCCAGTCTCTGCGTCAAGTTGCTTACACATAGAAGCGATCTGTTGCGAGGTGATGGGATAACCTGCCTTCACTGCATTACAAGCAGTCGCTACCATGATACGATACATCTGATGATACCAACCTGTTCCTGATACTGACTTATAATCTATTGCCATCTTATTTGGGAAGAAAGGGCAGTCCAAGTATCCGCTCCATACAATTTCAGTATTAGTCAATGAGTTCTTGCGATGCTCGATAACTGTTTCCCTCACGTCATCAGGCAGTATGTCCAACAAATCATTACCTGTCTTTTCTTGATAAGGAAACTCTCTTAAGAGATCATCAACACCAAGTGGAATCCCAGAGTTAACATGGAAAAAATTATGAGCGCCTGCATATCTCGCTGGAATGTAATACATACGCGAAGAATCTTTTGTCTGCTTGTCTCCGAGATCGCCGATGGATTTATTAAGAGCATACCAGAATTGCTTGATTTCTTCTCCTTTAACTCTTCTTGCCAGATCGAATACAATCCGGAACTTAATTTTTTCTGGCGTAGAAGAAGCAGTACTGTACACAACAATATTATTGTCTGCAAACCTATCAAGTATTCCATCTATAGTTCCCTCATAATCGTCAACGTCTACACATGCCCAGTTGCCCCAGTATTCGACATTCCTGTTTGCACGTGTAGTCCCCTCCTTATACACAGCAGGGGATATTAATTCAGCATCCTTCTTACCAGCAAGGGGTTGCTCTGATAGTTTTTCAAGAAGATAAACAAGTGAATCCCAATCAGGCATCTTTAAATACCTGTGGGTCTTGTTATCAAATGCGTTCTTGAAGATAGTTAGTTCGTACATTACTTCTCATATTTTTCTACTATAGTAGATTTGATCACGTCCTCAAGTCTATTATCTGTGACGTTCCAAACTACGATACGATCACTGCTGGGATTCACTGGCCACTTAAAATCTTCATATTCAATAGTCTTCACTTCACCAGTTTTCCAATGCTTGAACTTCATATATTTCTTCATAAAACTAGTAGACCCATAACATTAATATTGTCATCTGACACATATGGAAACATGCGTACCATATTCCATCTAGAGTGATTAACTGCACTGAGAACTTGCCATTGGTCGATATTATCTATTAACAACTGCCTTACACCAAAGTGACTGCAACAATTCAAATCAAGGGCAGTGTGTTCATATGAATGCTGCCCGTCAATGAGGGCAAAGTCAAAAGGACCATAAGGTTCTAAGTCATCATATGCATCAATAGTTCCTTTGGGTATCCAAGTAAACCTATCACCAAACACATCCTTCATAGCATTCGCTTGTTGCTCTCTTGTATCTGCTAGCAACTTGGCACCATCCAATGTGTGTTCAAAACCAGGACTAATGGAAACAACGTTGGCATCAGTAAATTCATCTAACATCCAAGTGGTTGAGTGCCCAAGGTGAAATCCTATCTCCAAAACATTTTTAGGACTATACATCCTCTGTATTTTATTCCAAACATACAAACCGTCAGGGATATATCCCCAACTATTTTCTAAGTGTACGAGATGATCACGCGAAGAAGTCTTCAAGGGTAACTGTCTCCTCTTCATTCCAACCGATTGCCTCTAGCACTGGACGCACCACTGCCAAGAATGCTTTTTCAAACTGTTTCTCATAGTCAATGTATCTGTGCAAATTAAACTCCTCGGGAAGGAAGTCATAAAATGCAATGATATTTTCCCTGATAGGATTCTTTTCATCAAGATACAAGAACTTAATCTTTTCACCGTCTTTGATAATATTATACTTACGATCGAGTCCTTTGTCAAGAAGTATTTTGTTGTAGAGCAAAGATCCTCGCACGTGTATCGGTGTGCCCTGCTTGTATATGTTCTTGGCGTCACGCCACTTGCCCACGTCAGATACTCCGCGAGGGAAGGCAATCTCATGAGGATCAAGTGTACGGAAGTGCGACCTGAATATCTGTATTGCCTGTTGAGTCTGCGCTTCGGTGCCAGTTATCATCACCTTGAACAAACCTTTCAATGCATCACGACAGGAGGCAGGGGTAGATGACTTGACTGCCTCAATACCCATGATCTTCAGTTTAGGTTTGGCATACTGCACACCCTCGCTGTTGTGTACGTTGAGGATGTATCGCTTCTTCGCTGTCCAGATACCTGCGTCGGCGATCACCTCGCGACCCATCACCATCTTGTTCTCATATGCATTCATATACTCGGCGAGGTCACTGTACGATCTTTCGAACAGCGGTTCAAACTTCTCCTCGCCAATCTGCGACAACACCTGTACAGTCTGGTCAGTATCCGTCAGTCCCATCTTCTCGACGAGAGGACCAAAGTTTACATACACGGAATCAGTATCAATCGCGATCACATAGTCAACACCTTTCGTTTCTAGGATATTGTTCATGTACTCGTTGACTGCTTTCTCTGCCCAACGGATAGACAACTGACCTGACATCGTAATCGCTTCTGCCATACGAATATCGTAGTAACGGAACCAGCGATTACCCAACCCACCATAAAGTGAGTTCATCATAATTTTAATCGCCATCTGTTGCGTATCAAGTTTCGTTACAGTTTTACCAGCGTTCTTATCACCTGCCTCAACCTTTGACTGTAACCCGAGCATATCTCTCTTGATCTGTTTACGTTCAGCATACAGACCATCAATCACTGCTGGCAAAACGCCACGGAAGTCTTTCGAGAAGTGTACACCATTGGCGGCGATACAGTCATGAGGAGACTTGCTCTCGGGTCGCTCGCGAGCGAGGCAGTTATCAACTGTCACGCCAGAAGTGCGTGTACTCACGATAGTCTCAGGCGACATATTATACTGCATAATCAAGTGAGGATACAGACTGTTCAGGTCAAACGAGATAACCCATGAGTGACGACCGATATGCGGTGCCTTCACATATCCACCACCGAAGTCAGTTTTCATATTCTCTTTCTTGGGCGGCACGACGATCTTGCGTTTACACAGCTCGCGATAGATGTAAGTATCCCACAACTGCGTAGTCCCGAATGCTTCCTGATAGTTACACCCACCCTTGTACGCGATAGTCATGGCAAGGTCAATCAAACCCATCTTCTCGTCGATACGTTCAACCAACTGTACGTCTTTGATGTTGTAGTCGATAAACTTCTGATAATCTTCTTTGTACAGCGTGTACAGATTACCGTGCTCCTCGTAGGATAGTTTCTTCTCGCCGAGTACAACGTTCGCGATATGATCCAGTTTGTACGACTCTTGTACGCCATATGAGTACACGCCAAACTTTTGAAACAGATCCCAGTAATCTAGTTGCTCAATACCAACCAACTCATAGACCTGTTGCTTTCTGCCCTTGAGACTAATCATCTTCTCGCGGACGATACCCCATGGTGACATCTTCTTGAAGGCATCACCACCGAGCAGATTGTTGACACGATTAATCAGATATGGAATATCAAACAGTCTGACGTTCCAACCTGTTACGACATCGGGGCAGGTATCCTTGCCACTCCAGAAACCAAGGAACTTGAGGATGAGATCAAGTTCGCCATCACACTTAATAAACTTGATATGCTCCGGAGCAACGTCGATCTGAGTTTTCTCGGGGTCATACTTATCTTCAAGTGCGAATATGAAAAAGTCAGGGCGACCATGATACTTGAGGCAGATAGATTGTACTTCCTTCTCTGCTCGCTCAGGTTCAGGGAATCCATCATCGGACTCAACCTCGATGTCGATATTAGCGACGAGGATCTGGGCAGGGTCATAGGTTATTTCGTTGGGATAATGTTTCTGTATGTACTGCGCAGCGAAGTTGTTGTTACCATGAACCTCAACATTATCTACGCCATCGTACTGTTTCCAAAACTCAGTCGCTTCGGACAACGTCTCAAACTGCACCTCCGACACAGTCCGACCATCCAGAGTTTTCCAGATAGAGTCGGGTTTATTTGCGGGGAGATACATAACAGGTTTGAAGGTGTCGCGATACTGCTTGCGTTCACCGTTCTCGTATCCTCGGTAACAAATACTGTTACCAACACGAGAGATGTTAGTATAAAACTTCATTCACTACTCCATAACAGAGTATCTATTGTAACCTATTTTGAAAGAAAAAGCAAGTAGTTTAGAGACCGTGGACACCACTTGTTAGTAGTGCGTGATCAGCAAGAGCAGTCGAATTCTCAAGATTGTAAACTCTTGTTGCTAGGTTGTCAAGTGCTGCTTTGACAGCACTGGGTGATGATCCACCCCAATAAACAGCAGCAATACCTGAGGTAAAATGAATCTCATTTACCCAAATCTTTTTAAACCTGAGACCAGTTGTACCGATATCAGTGACATTATTAGTTTCTGGTTGTATGCCAGCATCAGCACCAGCTGTGCCATGCACAACAAACTTGAACCCATGAATCCAGTTAAACTTAAAATCAGCATTGCCGATGTCCATAATTCTATCAGTTGGATCACCGCACACACCAGCAGTACGGACAGCGGGCCACATGATTGAAGTCGCGGGAGCATTATCATATTCGTCTAACAGTATACCACCATCTAGACCATGTAGCATGATCTTATTCATACTACAAGAATCGTCGAACGATCCTTGGAACAAACAACTGCGTACACTGTCAAGTGCACACATTGGTCCATCAGATTTTATGCCACCGCCACCATCTGGATACAGAATGGCAGTTCCGACAGTGTCTTCGACGGTAGCATTGTCACCGCCACCACCACCGCCACCTTGTCCGGAACCACCTTGACTACCGCCAGAGTAGGATCCACCTCCTCCTCCGGCACCGCCACCGCCACCTCCCATATCCATTCCACCACCACCGTCTACCAGCAGTGCTTTTTGCTCATCAGTTAAACCCCAACAAGCATAGTGACCTTCGCCAAGAGGAGGAGCACTAGAATCTCCATCACTGTCTACCCAACCACCAAAAGTACCGTCGCCATTAGGGCGAGTTGAATCCCAATACCATGGATCAAATCTAGGGATAGGAACAAGGATTGGATTACCTAAAGAGTCTAATCCTACGAACGGATCGTCTGGATAACCATAATGCCCTATGGTGATGCCGTATCCAGTCCAATAACCATCTGAATCATTACCTTCAGGAGTAATCAGTGAAGTGCCTGTTCTGATTACTGTGGTAGCAGCTTCAACGAAAGAAGAACCGGATTTTGTGCTGCACGCTTCCTCAATGGCAAATCCAGTGTTAGTGTCGTAGACAATGTATTCGGGTTTTTTTGGCATACTGTTATTTAGTCTTCAATGATCACGAAATCGCGACTCCAAGTCGGTCCTCCGCCAGCAGCATTAGTAACAGCACCATTTGCTGTTTTAAAACTCATAGTTTCAAACATTGGTTTGTCGAGGTCATATTTCATTTGATTGGTGTTGCCGCCATTACGAAACATAAACTGCTTACAAGCAGGATCGTAGAACTCATACCCTATACCTTCAGTGCTAGTTTTGATGCTGGGCGACAAACACTGTCTATCTATATCCTCTCTCCCCTTAGTCGGCACCAACACTTCATAGTCAGGGAAAGGTAAACCCATCTGCTCGAGCAATAGCATAGCACCAAACGGACCTGATATCCTGCTGTCAGTGTAAGGAAAGTTATACATGAGGTCTACAAATTTTTCAGCATATCGCTGCGTCATACCATAAAACTCCATACAGGTTCCTGGCATAAACACATCAACTTCGCCCCAATGCTCATCTACCATGGTACGGAAAGTTTCTTCGTTGATCAAGGCAGCGTCATGCTCCATGATAGCGATAGGTTCACCAGCGGCGATACGTTCAATCAGCATCAACTGGGAATGCATGATAGAGTTGTAGACTTCGTTATCGCAGAACGTACCGCCAAAGAAACGAGCGTGAAGATAATCGTCCGGACCTGCCTCGCCAACATAGAAAGGGATGGGTTCTTGATTCTTCTCGAACCTGATAGGCAGAGTATCTGGTGTGGTGCATTGAACAGGAGTGATACTGACGATATCACTCACTGGTTCAAAGGATGCTAAAGAAAGTTCTACATACCGCATCGACAAGGGATTGCCCATGTCGCAAATCATATAAGCGTCGATCATATATTTTTAGTGCTTGACCCCTATATTATATTTGGGGCAAAGTTCCCATTCACTTTTCTCTCTAAACGAAACAACTTTAATCTGGCGCAAAGGTGCTTTATCTCGCGCCATAGAATTGTCGATTATATTAACTAAACCCCAATCGCTCAAAAGAGTTGCGATTGTGTTTCTTCTGGCAATGTCAGCTTCTTCAAGAGTTGCTTTTTTGCCATCAAGTAAAAATAGTTCTTTAAAATGAACAATAAAATATCTGCCTTGCTTGTGCAAAATGTGGCAAGATTGAAACAGTTTCTTTTCTTTTCGAGAGGCAATGCCTATCCTTGTCAAGGTCTCTCGTACTTTTAGAAAATCGTCTGGTTCGTTCAGCGTGACTTCCAACATGTCCGCTGGCGTCCATGATACTACCGATTCCATACACTAGTCCCATATTTTAGATTGTAGTTATTATTTCACAGAATACTGCTTAGGACTATTTAGCGTTTCCCTCCTTTGGAGAGTTTCTTGGACAGGTTGTCGATATCTTCCTGAGTAAAGAGATCGGATACTGCCTCTGCTTTCGCAGTGCTGTACCCATATGCTTCCTTGATCACGTCAATGTTATCTATCTTCGCCTTCTTCGCCCACTTACTAAATCGCTTCCTCGCTCTGATGGCATTACGAAGGAAGTCAAACTGTAGGCGACCATCGAGATGATGATTCCTGTTCATCTCGTTGGCAAGTAAAACGGTGTCGCGGAAGTATGAAAGACCACGGTTTACCATGAACGAAGGGTATTGCTTCTCGTTCTCAGCATCAAGTATGTCTTTCTTGTTGTGGTTTACACTATTCAAAACATCAAATGGATTCATAATATAATCTCAAAATAAACAAATTTGTGGATCATCCTCTATAGTCAATCCGTCCATTCTAAAAGTGCTCCAAGAGAAAGGAGCAGATTGTGCAGCAATCTCATGCCCTAGTTCATGTAACTGACTCATCAACCAACGAGTTCGGAGTATAGTTTCAGCGTTGTTGGTAGGTGGCGGTTGGTTTTCAATTTCTTCCAAACAGAAGCAACCACCTGTTGTTCCCAACTTCACTGATTGCCCTTCATATTCTCCTGTTCCCTCACCGAAGGTACAACTGACATTATAATCTGAGAACCTGCCTGTCGGCAAGTCAGCATAAGTCATGATCGTACCGAACCCACCATAGACACCTTCGTAATCAGGATTATCTGCTTGCGGATTATATCCTTCTAAGTGGTGACCATATGAATATTCAAAGAGACCATAATTGCCTCTAACGTCATTATATTCGTGTTGAGCACCTAATAGATGTCCAATCTCATGAGCGAATGTCTCGTGTGCTCGTTCGTAATATCTTGTCGTCTCATATTCTTGAAACACTGTATTATTAAAACACTGTATAATACCTCTCGACTTGTCGATACCACGTGTTGCATCAAGATTAGCAACACCACATGCGATTGGTTCCTCGGGCAGTTTTTTAAATAAGAATGCCAAGTCAGCTTCTGCTTCTCGTTGCCAATCACTAAGACCTTGAAACTCATATCGCTCATTAAAGAATGCATCATACTGACGGTACAAATCACCCTCAGCAACATCTACCATTACAATCCCTGCTCGGCGAACAAGAGCGTATGTGCCTGATGCCATATACATATGATTCGATTCATAGATTTGTTTATCGACAAACTCCTCCACTGTCATACCATCGCGATCTTCTTCGGTCAATGCAGTATCAACGACAAACAACATGTCAATGATCGCCCTGCCAGTATGTTCTGACCTTGGTTGGTATGGAAAACTGACTCCAGTTTTTTGTTTGATGCCATCGCAAGTCAGGTAATCATATCGAGAATCATTATTGTCAGTCGGATCTGTAGGGCAGTCATCAGGTTTTTCCATCTGTACAAAGCATGATTGATCGAGGTGTACAGTGCGCTCAGTATATGAACCACCTTCACCGTCAGCATAATCTTGTAAGCGATCTTCGGGCAACAGGTGGTTGATACTCTCAAACAATGGATCATATTCTTCTGATGTCAGTGTACCTGCACAATACGAATCACCCAACAGAGTGCCTGCTTCGGGTGGTGGTTCATAACCACATTCTTCCGAATCAGTTTCGGTTACTTCTGAATAAGTCCCGCCTTCTCCGTCAGCATAGTCTTGTACTACATCATACTCGCCGAGATTTTGTATTGTGTTGAGTAGGTCTATAAACTGTTGTTCAGCAGCATTAGCGCAATACGGTTTGCCTAACGCAACACCAAATGCAGGAGGTGGTTCATAACCACAATCCTCTGAGTTTTCAGTTTCTTCTGTTGTCGAACCACCATTGCCGTCAGCAATGGTTTCGATGAGTGTCGTGCCTTCGCACGCTGTCTCCAGAACAGTTCCTGCTGCTGGAGGTGGTGTTACCACCACTTCTTCTTGCTCTTGAGTACCACTTCCCCCACCGCATGCGGTCAACGCAAAAAATATGGGGATAAGTTTTTTCATTAGTGTACAGTATCCTCTAAGTATGGTTGTGAGAGGATCCACTGCAAGTCAGGAAGCATGCGATATGTAAAATGCGTACCGTACATCTCTTCAATCTTCTCCAACTCTACTTGTGTAAAGTCTCTCATCAACCTATCAACAACCAAATCTTGGACTTCATGGGCGAGAACATCAACTTTATCGCGGATCTTCTCGATGTCGCTATCAGTCCAATCTATATCAATTAAACTCGACATTTGCCATCATCTCCGTTAGACAAGCAACCATATTTAGTTCTGCGTCAGCAACAAATGCTGCCTTGTATTGATAGTCCGCAAGGATTAGAACTAACTGAGGAATGCTGTTTGGTGCGACATACTCTGACATTGCGTCATAGATGCCACGGAAGATAGCAGCAGATTCAACATCCATGTTGTTCGCTACCCATGTTCGCATATTCTTGAAGTCTTTGTTCTTGATATGAGAAAACAGGTCAGCGATACTTGCGCTGGTAGACTTACTCAGCACATCTAACTGAAGTTCGCCACCACGTGAGTGACGTTGAAGTTCGTTAAGCACTCTACGCCAGTCGGGGGCGTGACGCATGATCAACTCAGCAACAAGAGTCGGGTTTGATACTGACACACCTTCATCTTCTAGGATAGTCATGGTGCGTGTCATAAATGACTCGCACAGATTCACCATGTCTTTTTTGCTGGTGTTGAACTCAATCACACCACAACGAGAGTGTAGTGGTTCGATGATCTTGTTCTTGAAATTACAAGTCAGGATGAATCGACAGTTAGCACTGAACTCCTCAATGAAACCACGGAGGGCAGGTTGAGTCGACTGTGCGTTCAGATAATCTGCCTCGTCAAGGATGACAACCTTGTAACCACCCTGAAGTGAGATGCTAGAAGCAAACTGTTTGATCTTGCCACGGAGAGTGTCAATGTTACCACTCTCCGATGCGTTGATCAAGATGTAGTCAAGGGAAAGTTCGTTACAGATCGCTCGGGCGACAGTGGTCTTGCCAAGACCAGCGGTGCCAGTAAACAGCATGTTGGGAACCTCACCAGTGGCGACGATCTCCTTAAACTGCTGCTTCAAGTGATCCGGCAGGATGCACTCCTCGACTGTGCGTGGTCTGTATTTTTCTACCCAAAGTGTATCAATCATCATATATCTCCATCATCAACATATATTATACTAAATTTCACGTCGCCAGTCAAACGTGATTTTCGGTATATTTTTCCACGACTTACGGTCGGCATTCCGAGCATGAATCATGTCCAGAATACCCTGTATGTGCTTCTGGTCTCTCTGCACGACCGTGTAGTCGTCTGGATATTGAGTCCCCGTACAGGTATCATCGACAACTATTTGTCTCCCTATGCGATTTGAGGGGAATCTGGTGGACATCAACAAGGGGTCGTAGAGAGTATCCAGTCGCTCACGAAAGATCTTATCGCCCATATGATACCCACGAAGTTCCTCGTCGTATCCACCTGCCTCAAAGAATTGAGCACGGCGACATGCAAATATATTTCCTGGGTCGCCGCCATACAAATTGCAAAGCACATACTGCGACTCGTCACAGGATTCTATCTCGCGGAACAGTGCTTCACAAAATTCTTCAGTCAACTCAAGATCAACATCCATGAACAGCATCCACTCAGTCTTGCATATGGATGCTGCTAAATTTCTGGCACCATGAGCATTGAACCCATAGTCCAACGCCACTCGATACAGAAACATTTTCTTTCTGTTACAACAGCATTCTTCTATGTGTGCTTTGACGATAGGTTTCGCTGGATATTTTGGAGAAGCATCATCTACGACGATAACCTTATCAAAATATTTAAAGGTGCAATCGTTGTATAATATGGACTCTAACCTATGAGGATCTTCATAATATGGTATACACAGAGATATCAAGTTGTATTGTCTCTTTTTAGCAATTGTTTCAGCATAAATCCAAAAGGTGTCTCGTCGATATAGACTTGTTGCCTCAGTTGGTGCGCAGACTCACCAAGATCTAACTCAAGTTGGTGGCATTCAAGATCGACTTCATACCACATAAACTTTGATTGGTGCTTTTCAATTTCATGCCAACGAGTTCTATCTTCGTTTCTTTCATACATGAATTTTTCCCAAACAATCCTGTACTTATCGGGAGGGTGAGTCATACTGTTGTCTTTGTTATAGACTACTTTCCTACAGTCATCTCTATGCTTGTAATGATGCATCGGTCTATTCATGATAAGGTATGGTGGCGGCATCATGATAGGTCTATACATTGCATCCAATCTGTATCGGAATATTCTGTCACCATAATGAATACCCATACATTCTTCATCGTATCCTTTGACACGCCAGAACTGCCATTCTCTTATGGAAAAGTGGTTTAGAGTATCTTTGTCTGGTGTACGGTCAATGTTATGTATTAGGAAACTGTCTCGAGGACAGGACTCTATCGAACGGTGTAGTTGTTCACAGAACCCTTCGGTGATCTCATTATCAATATCAAGTAGGGAGCACCACTCATTACGCACAAATCTCATACCAAGGTTACGAGCACCGTGCGCATTAAAACCGTAGTCTACTGGTATGCGGAACAAACGTAAACGATCACGATACTCTGGGTTGTCAAGTATGAAGTCTACCAGAGTTTCTTTGGCGGGATGATCATATGATCCATCGTCTATTATGATAATCTCATCAAAATACTTGAAGTTGTTTTCATTCCATATGAAATCAAACAGACGACGAGCATCCTCATAATAAGGGCAGACTAATGATATTGGAGTCATACAGTTCCTCAAAGAGAGCAGTTTTGCCACTTACTCAGGTGACGGTGCGTACCGACCAGAGCGAGTTTATAGTCATCTCGGGACAATTAATTAAGATCTAAGGAACTCGTCTATTTTTTCGCCGACCACTAGATCAACCCATGAGGCACCTTTATGTAGTTTCGTGATACACCAAAAGGTGATATCCCAAACCAATGCGATTGGCGCCACCAATGCTATTTTAGTCCACTGAATCAATTCTTCTTTTCTTATATTCATATAAGTCTTTCGTCCATTCTGGGTGCCTGACCAAGTAAACTTTTTCGTATCCGTACCACCACTGACCCGCACTGTCTCCATGTGGTATATGATAATCTTTAATAGGCGCATTTCTTTTCTTTCTTTTCCTTCCTACTAAAAACCTTTCTGTTAGGTTGTCAAGCATCGCATTCGTACACGAACGAACAACCATGCCTCACTTCAATGTCGTAAGGAATGTGTGCACAATGCGGTACGTTCGTTTTGTATATTGTCATGGTTTTGTATTTCGATGGTGCCATGCCTAGAAACTCAAACCCCCAAGCTTCCCAACTATAGTTTATATATTGCTTTTTCTTAGGCATATCTTTTAGACGAACATAACTTCCATTCAATGCGTGGTTGGGGTCTACGCAGAAGTCATACCTATTGTCAATCATTTCGCCGTGATACTTGTACAGATTAGTGCCACTATGTTCTACTTCGTCAGTCAACCAAAGGTTGCATGCTATCCCAGTATCATAAAATCCTTCTTCGATATCTTGATGAGGGATTAGTGCTTGCTCATAGCAACCAAACAATTCTTTTGAGTAGAAATTTGACCAAGAAGAAGCATTAGCAAAAGTTGGTTTCGCCTCAGGATTGACATACTCCCTGTAGAACTCATTTAAGAATTGGTATATCGCTTCCGTACCATCTAGTTGTGTAATATTTTTATTGAGGAAAGGGTTGTTTGGGGTATCCTTACCATCGTACTCGCATTTGTTAACATCAGCAACGAAAACATCGAAATCTAATATTGAGTCGATGTCTTCAACGACCCAGTATCCTACATCATATTTGAGAGGATGGTAAGTGACTAACATTGAATCTTTCCGTATAGAATCCTTTAAACTGTGGCAAAGGATGTTTGTCATTATTAAAAAAGTGTCCAATACTTTTGGTGGTATACTGAGTTGCCCAACAACGTCTTACTTTTTTACTGTTGTTCTTTGTGGACCAGTGCACAGTGTTACCATCAAATATAACTGCGTCTCCTGCCTTTGGACGTGGTGCGAAAAATTTTTTCTTCGCCCGAAAAGATATGGGACCGTTATTACTAGTTATATCATCCAAAATCCAATTAATGTTGACCAGTTTGTAGTCCCCTCTGGCAGCTGCCTCAGGGTCAGGACCCCATTCGTTGTCTGTATGAATCATAAACTCAAACTCTTCGTTAGGATACTTGGCGACAATCTCATCATTAAAGAAATATATTTCGTCAGTCTCTAAAAACTTAGTGGCAGTATCATACTGCTTTTTGCTGGTGTACAACTCCATGAGTTTAGGACTCATGTCTCCAGCACGTTCTAACCCACGCCAGTATCTACCAGTACCAACATCTCTTGGTTTACCGTCCATCTTATGGATCAGATACCAGCGTTTGAGTTTGAGAGTCTCCCACTGTGCTATCTTCAGTTCTTCGGGAGTGATGTAGTTTTCTACAATTGTGAACCCATGGTTTTTGTATTCTTTAAGATGGCGTTTTTCGATCATAAACCGATAAGACCCCAACCATGGTTGGCGATAGCATTTAAGATAATGAACCAGCAGGTTGCCATATGTGTAACCCACCAGATTGTGCGAATGACAGCGACGGAGTCTGCTTGACGATTGGTTTCGCCGACTTTCTCACCGAGGGACTGCGCCCATATTCTCCACCACTTTCGCATAATTCTTGGTCGGGGATGAAGGATTTGAACCTACGACCTTCCGCTCCCAAAGCGGACGCACTACCAAGCTGTGCTAATCCCCGAAAAGGTTAGGTGTTGCCGAAGCAACACCCGTCCTATTACGCACCCAACGCAGCGTAACCAGCGGCGACCATCGCACGAGTAGGAGTACCCAGACGATAGAAGTTCTTGGTTTGACCCTTGCTGTTAGTACGCTCGTTTGCGTAGATGGCGAAACCATCTGCTCGCAGCGAACGAACTACTTCGCGTGGGTTTTTGACGTTGAAACGAGCAGAGATCTGCTTAGCAGTGAATTGCTCGCCAGTTTGGAGTGCTTCAAGCACGCGTGCCTTCTTAGACATAATATATCTCCCTTAGAGATTTCAAGTTTAACAAAATGCGCAGTATTGCGCGATCATTCACCCACAAGGTCAGCGTATACAACATCGGGGCAGGTGACTTCATACGGATCAAATTCGTAATCGTCACGTTTCCCAGCTTCTGACCACCAGTGAGTAATGAACCCATCAACTACCATGGCAGCAAATCTCCAAGATCGCTTACCCATGCCGTAGTTATCCTTGTACACGGTCATATTCAAACCGCCAGTGAACCTTGCAGAACCATCAGGAATCATTTTTACTTTTGTGATTCCTAGATCTGCTGCCCACTTATTCATAACAAAGGCATCGTTAACAGAAATACAATAGATTTCGTCAACTCCTGCTGCTATAAATTGATCATACATTGCTTCATAACCAGGAAGTTGCAACTCCGTACAAGTAGGAGTGAATGCTCCTGGCAGAGAAAATAACAGCACTTTTTTATTGTTAAATGCTTGATTTGTTGTGAGATCTTCCCAGCGATATGGATTATCACCGCCAATAGATTCGTCACGAACTCTCATCTTGAATGTTACAGGAGGGACACGCATTCCCCTCATTTCGTGTGCTTCCATTAGTCGTTCTCGCTATGAAACTGCTCGCACATCTGAGCGATCTGTACACACTGATCACGCAGTTGTCCAATCGCCGACATCTCCTCACCCTTGACTGCGCCACGTTGACACATAGCGTCAAGGACTGAGATGGTAGTGCGCGAGGCACGGAATGATGCGTCATAGATAGGACGCACGTCTTCAATCGTCATAGTCTTTGCAGATGCTGCTGCTTCTGCCTTTTGCTTTGCTTCACCCATCATTATGCTCCGTAGGTTGATGATTTTTCCAGAGCGATGTAGTAGACAACATCGGTACTGGTGTTCTTAAACTCTGAAATAAGTTTAGAAGATACTGACACTTCATAGTCCCCGTCGATCAACTTTAGGTTAGCGACGTTCATTACAAACATGAAGTCCTCAGTCTCATATGAGCCAGGAACTGTAATGTCAAACGCACTAGAAGTTGCATTATTAGGATCTACAACAGTCAATTTAATACTGCCATCATTGGCGGTAATGGTCATCTTCTCGTGACCCAACGCACCAGCGGCACGTTTGACTTTATTTAGTGTTGCAAGATCAAGAGTAAACTTGACTTCTGACTCAACCATAGTAATATCTTTCTGAGGAGTTGTCAGAATAGACTCGTCGCTGTAAAAATACTTGACGTTGGATCGACCAGAAGAATCAGACACAGTGACAAATTCTTCTGCGAATGATAAATCAGGCGCATCGACAAGACCGAGGACAGCAAGGAACTCATCTAGATTGAAAATACCAAATGTTGAAGTAAACTCTTGATCTAGATTAGCGATCGCCATTATGTTCTTCGCTTCGGCAATAGTCTTGATCTTTTTACCTTCAGATAAAATAATATTTTGTTGAATGGAGGCAAAGTTCTTAAGAACTGCCATGGTGTTTTCATTGAGTTGCATCATTATCTCCTAGTTCCTCAATCCTGTATAAAATATCTTCAACAGCAGTAACGTATCCGCTGATGAAGTCAGGGTTCTCATCATAGTACCCTTTCTTTGCTTCCTTCATAATATTATGCAGGAAAGGCATCAACTCATCCATTACTTGATCCATGCCCAAGTGGCATCATATGCACACCAAGTGGCATCTGGGTCATTCTCTTTGATAAAGTTCCTGACGGTTTGTCTGATCCCTTTATCATTCCAATCATGACCAGAAAATAGTCCACCTTTCTTGACCTTTGGCCACCATTCATTCAACTCGCGTTGCGCTTGCTCTATAGAAAGATAAGCATCAAGGAATACAAAGTCAAGACTATCGTCTTCAAACTGCTGGACTGCTTCGCTGGTATCCATCTCAAGTATTTCGGCACGATGTGCTTCGCCACTGAAATAAACAAAGTTCAAGGCAGTTTCTCTAACAAGATCCATCTCAGGTATAGTGGTCTTTTTTCCTGCGCGAGTACCGTCTGTACCAATGTAATCGTCATAAGCAACCCAAGAGTCTACGCCATACAAAGTCTTGATGTTAGGGCAGCACTGAAGCAAAGTGCAGAAAGATTCTGCGCGATACAATCCAAGTTCTACACCAACCAAGTCTTTGCCCAGTGTACCGATAGTCAATACCAAACTACGAATATCAGGGAACTGATCCCTGAAATCATATCGGTGCCAACCTTCGGGATGAGGAGGAGACGTCTGATCAATTTCCGGAGTTGCCCTCCGACGACGCATCGTCCAAGTTTCAGTTGGATAAGAACTCCTCATAAAAGAAGTTCCTGGGTTATTTGGGTTTGCTACTGCCATAATTATATTCTACCTATCTAATCTCAAATGTCAAGCTCTTCCGACGAATTATTTTCGTCGGTCTCAACCTTATCGTCGAGTTTAGTATATAGGTCGCGGAAAGCAAGTTTGGTTTCCTCGTCGAAACGATTGGTGCACATTTCGATCGCAGTCATACGGTCACCGAAGATCGCGAATGCTTTGATGATGTGAACCAGTCGGCGAGTCGAGATGATCTCGTCAACGCCACCGTCCATGAAAGTCTTGCGAATGATATCCGCCCAGTCAACAAGTTTCTGAAGATAGTCATCGTCATTGACACCAACAGAGTCAGCGACTTTGTCAAGAATCTTGCGCTCGATAGCAGGTGAAGGATACTCCTGCTCACAGGTAATCGGATAACGCTCAAGGAATGCCTCGTTGAGGATGTTAGTACCGATGAAGCGACCATCGTCAGATCCCTTCCCCTTCGTGTTCGCGGTAGCAACCACGGTGAACCCATGAGCAGGAGTGATATACTCACCAGTCTTCTTGATGAAGTATCCTTTGCCCTCAAGGATAGACTGAAGGCACATGACTTTGGCAGGGTTCGCCAAGTCGATCTCGTCACAGAGCAGGACGGCACCCTTCTCCATTGCCTTGATAACTGGTCCTTTGAAGAACTTGGTATCACCGTTGACCAAACGGAAACCACCGATCAGGTCGTCCTCGTCAGTCTCGACGGTGAAGTTGACGCGAATGACTTCGCGCTTGGTCGCGGCACATGCCTGCTCGACCATGTAAGTCTTGCCATTGCCAGACAGACCAGTGATGAAGATAGGATAGAACTGCTTCGACTTGATCACGTCACGCACGGTGCGGAAATTGCCGAAGGGCACGAACAAGTCATCCTTGGCAGGAGTCAGGTTGTGCTCGAATCCATCGCTGTCCACGATCAACGAGGCAGTAGGAGTAGGTGCGGGAGCAACCACAGCGGGAGCAGGAGCACCAGACACAGGGGGAAACTGATACAGACCACGCTTGACACGAGTCGTCTTGTTCATCACCTTGGCGGTAGATGACAGGGCGACATCGTGACGTTCGGCAATCTCCTCGAAAGTCTTGTTGCTGACTTGCTGAGGCGCATCGCCCAGTTCACGCAGACAAATATCCAGAAACTCTTGTGACTTACTCATAATCAAACTCTCTCTCATATCCAATCAATACAACCATTATACTGAAACTGGGGTACAAACGCAAATCGAAAATACTGTAGGAGAATCAATGACTTAGGCAACCTTCGCTACCAAGTCATTGAGCATCTTGCGGGACTTCTTGCTACCGACCATTGACTTCTTGAAGGCAGTCCGGAGTTTACCCTTCGTGGCACCCTGTAGATCGTCGTCGATCTTGGCGTCTACAATCATGAGGGATGACTTGCGGATCAGGTAGCACTCGTCATATCCAACAGCATTCATGGTGATGAATCCTTCCTTGCTGTACTGTTTCCAGTTATCGTCCATCTCTGACCAGTCTTTGAATCCAACCATCGTTCCGAAGTCAGACTCCATGGAACGGCGAGAGTTCTCAGAGATGCGGTATCCAATCACGTTGCTACCAGTTGCGTTCTTGTACATAGCGAGAAGCATATCGGTCGCCTGAACATTGCGATAGTCATACTTCTTGTTGCCACGGAAGGTTCGGTTGGTGATAGGACAGGTGATAGTCACATATCCACCACCATACAAACCACTGCGAACAGGACTGTAACCATTACCAATACAACTCATCTCGTGCGAGCAACCATCAGTCAAGAAGAAGGTGTTGAGCACGTCGAGTTGATGTTGCTTGCGGAAAGCAATCGCCAGAGGTGTACCGATAGCGATCGCCTCATCCATGGGTGTACCGCCAAGACGCAAAGCATAGACTTCTTGGAATCGACGAGCGTGGGAATATAAAGAACGATCGTCAACAAATCCGATACGATTAGCAAGTTCTGAGAATCGTTTCTTGTTAAGATTACGCATGAACATGGCGAGCATAGTTTTGGCAATCAAAATCATGTTTGACTTACTTTGCTCGCTGCTGAATAACTCAAGCAGACGACCTTCATTAACATACAATACATTCTCACCGATGTCGGGACGAGATGATGCACCGTAGCATAATGAGTTGGTGAAACCATACACTCGGAAGGGCACGTTGATCTGACGACAGAAGTGAGTCAGAAGCAGAGTCTGCTCGATAGTCTCGTACATGACGTCATGCATAGAACCTGACATATCAAGGTACATGATGAAACCATGGTTCTTGCCTTCGGGCACGACCGTGACTTTCTTGAAGATATCGTCAGAGAACTTGTAGTTGTTCATCTTGACCGTGTCGATAACACCAGTCTTGGAAGTCATAGCACGGCGATGTTCACCAGCGGACTTCTTCATCTCAAACTCTTTGACCATATTGTTGATCGCTTTCTTGTTGACTCGCGACCACTCGTTGTAGAGAGCAGTGCCAAAAGTTTCGATCTGCTCGAGACGGATGGCAGTTTCTTCCTTGATTCTTTTAATATGCCAGTCATCGCGAACTTCGCCAGTTATCTTGTCCGAAATACGGTCGCCAGTAAGGATCTCGTCGACCAAGTCCTTGTTGGGCATAACAAAGTTATTCCAGTTGCGAGTATAGTCATTGACTCGGAAGTTGGTGACCTTGCCATTATGCGAAGTGTAGATTTCATTGTTGATCGCATCACGCAAAGACTGATCGGTGTTAGAAATAGGATCTTTGGTAGGACCGCCTGCACCATTAGAGGCAGTTGTTTCTTCCTCACCGTCCCAAGATTCTTCTTCCTCGTCGAATAAATCATCATACGCATCCGAAGCAGAGTTGCTTTCAACTTCCCCTTCCTCTGATTGCTCAGAGTCAATGCTGGATGTCTCGGTTGACTCAGTATCGTCGTCGGTGTCGTCGTCGCCTTCGCCCCAGTCCAATGACTCTTGATCATCGTCATCTTCTTCTGGTTCTTCCATGGCGAGTTGCTCTTTGCGCTCCTGTTCTTCCTCACGCTGCTTCTCGAGTTCTTCCTTACAGAAAGCGAACAGGTCGTCAGTGATAGCGACAACGTCTTCCCAAGTTTCAGCGTTTTCGATGCGAGGCAACCACTGACGTTCGTCAGCAGAGAACTGGACACCAGCGGACATACCGCACTTGAAATAAGTATTGATGCGGTCAATCAAACCCATCTTGTTGATCGCGTCAATGTCAGCACCGAAGAAACCGTCGGCGAGCAGTTTGCGATAAGACTTGATGAAAGGAGCACGCAGACCAGGATACTTGCGCTGGATCAACTTCTCGATCCGAGCGTCCTCGACCACGTTGAGGAATGACTTGTAACCAGCACCCTTGGAGCATACAGCGTCATGCCAACCTTCAAGGGGAGTGTACAGAGCGTGACCCACCTCGTGACCAATAAGGTGGTCCTCGGTATAGGACGCCACGTCTGCCCACATAGGCAGAGTCAGTACACGGTTCTTGACGTCAAACATAGCAGTCCGCACGTTATCCTGTACGACCGTAATGTTCTCGGTCGCTAGGAGTTTAGCGGTAGTTGACTTTGCTGCTTGATCCATATCTTTCTCCTCAACTCAGACTATATTATGACTGAATGTGGGTACAAAGTAAAGTTTGAAAAACTGTAATGAAATCAACGACTTACGTCTGGTTGGTATATGGGGCGAACTCCATCTCGAAGTTCTGCGCTGCTTTGATGTTCTCAAACATAAACGTGTGCTGGTAGATGTCAGTGTAGGATTTGAAGTGCCACTCTTGCTTCTCGCACTGCCTCTTACACCAATCCTTACCAACGGAAGTCAGGTCACTGTGTAATGTAACAATGTGTCCTGGCATCCAACCACGTTTATAATCAGTGATTTGCTGTGGGGTCAAAGCATTGCTTCCAATGCATTGTACTGCCAATCAGAGATACGATCCCACTGAACTTCCCAAAACATTTCAAGACCTTCGTCATCAAACTCACGTTCTTCAGCGTTGAAGTGTGCTTGAAGATCTTCGTCGCCTTCAAGGACCATATCAATGAACTCATCGCTCTCAAGTTCTGCTTGATCTTCAAGACCGCCAGCATCAAAGA